GTCCGCGCCGCTACCAAACACCGAGGAAAGGACGCTGGCAAAGTCACCGCTGCCCGTGGCGCTGGCCGACTTGATCGCGTCGCCCATGGCGAAAGCACCCTCGGCCGAAGCCGAGCCGATTGCGTCCGCCGTGGCCTGACTCGCGCCACCGCCGAAACCGTCAACGACGCCCTGCATGCCCTGCATGCCCGCTTGCCCTCCATTGGCAGCGGCCAGGGCAGCGGCGGAAGCGGCAATCGCCTCGGCGCCGACCAGGAGGGAGCCACCGGCCAGGCTCAGTTGGGCGGCAGAGCCGGACACGGCAAGCGCTCCGGCGTTCAGGTTGGCGCTATCATCTTGGCTACCAAACATGCCCATCAGATTGCTGGAGAAGCTCTGCGCCAGGTTCTGCGCGGCCATGTTGACCAGCGCGTTTAGCACCGCTTCACCCACGGCGGCCACGGCGTCGGCCAGGCCCATGGTGCGCGTAGCCAGTCCCTTGATGGCTTCACCCAGTCCCGACGTCAGGCCGTCGCGAAGCGTGGTTTGCAACAGGGTGGTGGTCGCCTGCAGGCGCTGAGCTTCGGTCTCCAGCTGAGCCAGCGCCTCAGATGCCGTGCGTCCGACTTCACCAGGTTGCGCGGCCATCTCGGCCAAGAGGGGGCGAATCTCCTGGAGCTTGGTATAGGTCGCTCGGTGAATGTCCAGGATGCGCTGACGCGCGTTCATTTCGTTGATGACCCCGGCGTCCTGCTGGACATTGACGGAGCCTTCTGCGCGTTGCTGTTCAGCCGACAAGGCGTCCAACTGACGGCGCACCTCGTCCAATCGAGACTTGGCCTGCTCGGCGGGGATCAGCTTTTCGATCCATGCCAGACCGGCATCGTTGCCGGCCTTGATGAAGTCCTGACGCATTGCGTCAAATCTGGTGCGAATCTCCAGTTGTGCCGCGTCGGCCTCCCGGCCGAGCGCGCGCAGATAGTCTGCCTCCAGTCCTGCGTTAGTCTTCGCGTTCGCGTCAGCCTGGCGCTTTTTCTCATCAGCAACCACCAGTGCCAATGCGGCCTCGCCCCTGTCCTTGAGGGCGCCGGTCAAGCCCTTCTCAGCCAGCTCGTAGGCGCGCACCTGGGCGCTGGTAAGGCCGAGCGTGGCGGCTTGTTTTTCCAGCCCGGTTACGTAGGTCTCTTGGGTCTTGGCCAACTGGGCGGCGGTGGATGTCTGTTGGCGGGCGCTGGCGTCGGCTTTGCGCTTCGCTTCCTCGCGGGCTTTGGCAGCCTTTTCGATCTGCTCCTTCTCGGCTTCCAGCTGAAGGATGGTAGCGGACTGCTCCGGCGTGACGTCCTCGCCCAGGTCAGCCAAGCGCCGCCCCGCCTTCCCCAGGGCAGACGGGTCATTCAGGTCGGCAATGGCAAGGCGCAGCTTTTGGATATAGTCAGTGGCCTTCTTGGACCCTTGATCTAACTCGGAGTGATTGCGCTTGAGCGCTTCCGTGTTGTCGTCTAGCCGGCCGGAAAACTCGCCTATGCGGTCCTCCAGGAGCGCGACATTATCGGTTCCGTCTTTCAGTTTGGCGCTCAGAAGAATCAGCTCGCTGCGCGCCTGGCTGGTTTTCGGAAGCATCCCAATCAGTGACTGGATGATCGCGTCTATACCACCGCCGCCGTTCTCGGCGGCCATCCGAAGATCACCCATTGCTTGAATGACCACGTCAATGGGTAAGGCGCCTGCGCTGGAAAGGTCATTAATCTGCGCGTATATCGCACCGAGGGCGCCACTGACTTGGCTTTGTGCTTCGGCGAGCTGTTGCTCTGTGGTGACCAACATTGCGCGCCGGCTCTCGGTCGATGCCTTGGCCCAGGCAGTGGCAAACGACTCGACGCTTTCCTTCAAGTTGTCCAGCGACACCTTGGCTTCGTCAGAGCCATCGCGGAACAGGAAAAGGCTAGCGGCTGCGCTGGCCACCATCACGGCAATACCAACAGGGCCGCCCAGGACACCGAGCACTCCACGCATGGCAACGCCGGAAGCCAATTGAGCGGCCGTAAGTCGCTGCGTTGCTGCAGCATGTGCGGCCTCTGCTGCTGCCGCTTGTGAGTGGCTGACTGTCAGGCCGGCTTGTGCGCGAGCACTGGCCGCCGCTGCGGCGGTGGACGCAGCCTGCGCCTGAGCCAGGCGAAGCTCCTCTGCGGCCTGTGCTCGCGCGGCTTGGATAGCGGCGAGCTTGGCTGTGATGGACAGGGTCAGGCTTGCGACGTATCGGGTAATACCCGCAACGGCCGCGACACCCAGCAGGCGCGCGAGGGTGTCAATGTTTTCACCGACCAGACCAATGGCCGATGCCATCGTCGCGGTCACTTCGTTGACCCGGTTTGCCTCGCCCAGGTAGGCCGCCAGGTTGTTGGTGAGGCTGGTCATAGCATCACGCACAGTTGTTCCCATCGAGGCCGCAGCGTCGCGGTTGCCCGCCATGGAAGTGCGCAGAGCTTCCAGCAGATCGGAGAGCGACAGCTTGCCCTCGATACCGAGTTTCCGAATCTGCTCACCAGTCTTTCCGGTCGATTCGGCGATTGCGTCGACCAGCGTCGGCATGGCGGCGAGCATCGACTGCCAGGACTCCGAGTCCACCTTGTTGGTTTGGATCGACTTAGACAGGCCGTTGATCGCAGAGCCGGCGCGATCCGCAGAGGCGGCGTTAGTAACCAGGAGGTAGGAAAACGAATCGGTGATGTCCAGGACCTCGCTCGTTTCGTACTTGAGCGCGCGCAAGGAGTCGGCACTGCGAATGAACAACTCTTGCGCCTCGGCCATCGGCCGAAAAGTCCGGTTAGCGGTATCCAGGAGGCGGGCTTGGACTTCGTTGTATTCCTGGGTCGAACTGGTGGCCATCCCGATTCGGTCAGCCATTTGGCCATACTGATCAACCATGTCGACCAGATCGGCAATGCCTCTCATGCTGCTCAGGCCGGCCCAGGCTCCAACAAACCCCAGCACCTGGTTACGCATCGAATCCAGCTGATTGCCCATGGATGCCAAGCCGGCGTTAGTCTGGCCGACGCTGCGGTCGACCTGGAGGACTTCACCGGTCAGCTCCTTTATAGCCGCGTTGGCCTGGGACAGATCGGCTTGGACTTTGAGTGCCAAAGCCAGTTGCTGGTTGTTCATTTCAAGATTCCAGGCGTTTGAGTTCAGCGTCAGCAGACTTGCCGCCCACCATTCCGTACATCACTGCCCGCAACGCCCGCGCTTGCTTGCGGTCGCCCACGGCCAGCGCCTCGCGCCAAAAGGCTTTCAGCTGTCGGCCGGTGTAGTTGGGGAGGTCGGCGCGGTTGTGGCCGGCCGCGACGAGGTCGGCGAAGACTCGGAGCCAAGTGGCTGGGTCCGCAGGGCCAGCGCCAGGCCCATCAAGCGAGCCCGCTGCACCCTTCGCAGGAAAAAACCCTGATTGACGCCCCACCAGGTCAACAGCAGGTTTTCACCTTCCACCGGCCTCAGCTCGGCCACCCACTCGACCGGCTGCCCACAACTAACAGCCACCAGCTCCACCAGCGCCTCGGCGTGGCTGGCGAGGGCGTCATAAATGACATTCACGCCATCTACACCCTCGACCTGATCGCTGGGGATGGTGGTCAGTGTCTGGGCAATTGGTGCCATCAGGTGGCCGTAACGCATCTGCTCAGCAAAGGTCAGTTCCCGGACGACCAGGTCGCGGCCGCCGACCGACACGTGTTGCTCAGGGAACAGTACCTCCAAGCTGTTATCGGGGGCCTTCGGCGCGGCGGGCTTGCGCGGTGTACGTGGCTTACGGGGTTGGCTGGCCATGGCTTACCCCAGCTGGACAATGCGGCCGTACTGACCAAGCGGGCCATCGGACGGGCGGGAGGAGTCCAGCAGAATCCCGCCATTGAGTGGCATGCCCGCGACCTCATTACCGTCAGTAATCAGGGCCAGTTCCTGGAGCGGGTCGGTGGCAATCTTGTAAAGCTCGACCAGGACAGGTGCTCCGCCCTCGGCCAGGTTGATCCCGCGATAACGCAGGGCAACGACGGGCTGCGGCGCAGTGAACAGACCGACCGCGCGCGAGGGGCCGTAAGAGTACGCGGCGGAGAATGGCTGATCAGGGGCCGGGGTGGGCAATTCGAGAATTTCGCCGTCGCCGTAATAGCCGTCATTGCGCAGGCGATAAGCCGTTTCATCGAGCGGCTGGCCGCTGGCATCCGTCAGCACCAGGTCGGACACAGAGGGGTTTTTCAGCGCGAAGCGGTCGCCGGCTTCCAGGCCCTCTTGCAACGGTTCGCCGGTCACGGTGCCACCCTCGCTGGTAATGGCCTTGCTGTACAACGTCAGCTCCAGGTTTTCCATGTGCAGGCTGTGCAGAACCATCGCCAGCGTGGCGGTCTTGCTGATGGGGAAGGAGCGAACCAGGCCCTTCTGGCCTGAGTGGGACTCGTTGTGCTCCACCTTCTCCACGGCGAGGTTCAGCGTGAACGACGACACATCGTTTACCCAGCGCCATTTGCCCAGCACGCCGTTAGTGATCTGAGCAAGCTCAACCTCGCCCTGGCCGTAGTAGAAAACTTCTTGATTCGACATAAGTGCGCTCTCCAGATTTGCGGGTTATTTGTCGCTGCTGTCGGACGCTGCGGCGGCTTCGGTCTTGCCTTTCTTGCCGCTGGGGATGGTCGAAATCAGCTTGTGCTGCAGCAGAAACTCGGCGTCGGCCGGGCTGACCTCGATGACCTGGTCGGTCTTGACCGGCTTGCCCTGGTGCTCGTGCTTGGGGTTCTTGGCGGTGATAGTCACCTTCACTTTGTCCATGTCGTGCCTCTGGGAAAGATGAAGCTGGCTTCGAAGACCAGCGGGTAGTAGTAAAAGCCGTTGCTGTAGGCGGTCGGCACGTTCTGCGCCGCCCTTGCCAGGGGTCGGATGCAATCCTTGGGCGTCCACCCCGACAGCGCGGTGATCATCGCTCCGAGCAATGGCCCGGCCTCCCGCCGCGCCCCTTCGCCCGTCCCCTGAGCATCGCCGTAATGAATGGTCAGCACTGCGGCCCAGTACTGCGTTAGCGCCTGGACGCGACGGCTACCGCCCTGGTGCTCGGCGCCGCCCGGCGTGCTGTCGCCGAGGTAGATCACATACGCGGCCGGCGCTTCCTGCTGCAGCTCGTCCACGGCTTCCAAGTCCGGTGCGGTGCCGACCAGGCGCAGACCCTGGACCTGGTCCTGGATGCGCTCGACCAGAAGTGGTTCCAGAAAGAGGTAGTCAAACGCCTCGCTCACCATCCTTTCCCCCAGTCGTTGCGCCCCTCGGAAAACTGGATCGTGTTGGAGGTGCGCGGCGTTTCTCCGCGCGCTGTCCGGCCGATGGTCAGCTTTCCTTGAGCGATGCCCTCCAGCATCTTGCGGGCGTGTTTGGCGGCCGCTTTGGCCGCGTGATCCTCATTGGCGAGGGGATAGAGGTTCGCGTAGGCCAGAATGCAGGCGACCTGCACCAGGACCTGCGGAATCTCGGTGAAGCCCAAGGGATAGCGGCCCTGGATGTAGGGTTCTATCTCGATGCTGGCCTCGCGGATGGCGTTCTCCAGGACCGCGTCGTCCAGCTCGCGGGCTGGCTTGTTAACGCGGTCGGTCAGCTGCACCAGGACGGTACGGCCGTACTTCAGGACCATGTCGTCGGCCGAGCAGTACAGGGGTATCACTTGGCTTTTGCCTTCGCGGTGCTGGCCTTGGGCGGGGTTGCCTTGGTGGCCGGTTTGGCGGCTGGTTTTGCGGCAGGCTTGGGCTTGGCGACGGGTTTCGGTGCTGGAGCTTCTGTCGTGACAGCTGTCGGCGGCACGTTATCGATGCCCGTTGCATCGCCCAGTTCCTCCATCTGGTCCTGGTCAGCAGGCGCCGCCGCCCGAGGCGGTTCGGGCTGAAGCGCCGGGGGCAACTCCAGGGTGCGCGCGGCAGGCTGGGAGCTGGACAATGGGGCTGGCTCGGTGCCGCCCTGGTTGTCCTGGCTCGTTTCGTCTACCGGCGGGGTCTGGTCGCCTGCAAGCAGGAGCGCCCGGCTATTGATCTGC